GCCGTGCGCCCTCCACCAAGCCTCGACTTTCTCAGACACGTAGCTCATGGTGTTTTCCTTTCTGCCCCCGCCCTTTCGAGCGGGGGCTTTCTGTCTCTCAGAATTCGATCTCGATCTGGGGGCCGCACTCCTCGCACCGCCCGCTCTTGGGCAGCGGAAGTCCGCAGAAGTGGCAGTATTTCCTCTGCGGGGCGCGGCTGGGAGCGCCAGAGACATCCGCGAACTTGTTGGCGATTTCCATCGCCTCCTCTTCGGTGGCGACTACCCATCCTTCTTGGATGGTGAATTCGTATTTCCCACACTTTTCGGGTTCGACGGTGTGACGACGGACTCGGAATCCTTCACCTTCCTTGGTGATTGTGGCGTAGCCGTAGTTGTTCTTTTGGATCCTGAGGGTGGTTTCCAGGTCGTTGGTGATCATTTTGATCGGTTTCCTTTCTGCCTTGCTGGGGGACCGTCCCCCTTGCTGGCACCTCTAGTCTACAGGCGTGATGTGCGTACGTCAAACCTTTGCGACAAAAAGTGGCGCACGTCACGCTGTTGCGAAAAGTCCCAGCACTACCCCCACACTACCGCCAGCGCAATCGTGTACCCATTTTGTACAGTTTGGCTAAAAGACTGGCTAAAAACGGCCCCTTTCGCGCCCGTAGCAAGAGCCAAAACGTTCGAGACGCGAACCGCGAGCGCGCGCGAAAGTCGATGGGGTAGGAGAAAGAACTCGCTCACCATCCTAGCGACATTCGGTTGATGTCGCCATACGATAGACTAGAACCGCGCAAAACCGCAGAATACCGCCAAAAGATGGCGCTTTTAGCATTGCGAAAAGCCGTGGCGGTATGCTGGGAACACGCCCACAATGGCTAAAAGAATGGCTAAAAGAAAGGACTACGGGAATGGCTCGCCCCAAATACCAGCTGCCCCACGGGGAAGGCAGCTTCTACCACCGCACAAGCGACGACCGATGGGTCGGCGTCCTCGAAGCCGGATGGACGGCGCGCGGCACCCGCCGCCGCATCACCGTCACCGACAAAAACAAACAACGCTGCTGGGACAAACTCACCGTCAAACGCAAACAGCTCGCGAAGGAAGGCGCAGCGCCCGACGGCGTGCGCGCCGGAGCCACCGTCGCCTCATGGGCAACCGAATGGCTCAAACGCGGCGAGAAATCCATGAAACCGTCCACCTACAAGGCGTACCGCGCGTTCATCCGCACATGGATCATTCCGACGCTCGGACGCCGCCGCCTCGCCCAGCTCGGCCCGCAAGACATGCGCGCCCTCACCGGCGCGATGGACGCCGCCGGGAAATCGACGACGACGCAGGGGCAGGCGCAGCGGCTCCTCGCGAAAATCCTACGAGACGCCATCGTCGAGGGCCACGACGTGCCCCAGCGGGCGCTCCTCGCGCCTGTCCCGAAAAACGCCGTCAACTCCCGGCGTGCGATCCCATTCGAGGACGCGCTGCGGATCCTCGACGTCGTGCGCGCCCGCTCGGACGCCTCCCGATGGGTCGCCGCCCTGTTGCAGGGGCAGCGGCAGGGAGAGACGCTCGGCCTCACATGGGAGTGCGTCGACCTCGACGCGGGAACGATCACCGTCGCCTGGCAGCTGCAAAAATTGTTCTACTCCGACCGGGAGGCGGGCACGTTCCACATCCCGGCGGGGTATGAGACTCGGCAGCTGCACGGAGCGATGCACCTCGTCCGCCCGAAATCGAAGGCGGGCTGGCGCACAACGCCAATTGTTCCGTGGATGCGGGCGCAGCTTGAGGCGATCCGCCCGCCGGACGCGTCCGGGCTCGTCTGGCACCGGCCGGACGGCCGCCCGATCGACGTCGCCGCCGACCAGCGCGAGTGGAGGCGGATTCAGGACGCCGCCGGAGTCCACAAGGGCGGCTCGGGCACGACTGAGGACCCATGGGTCTACTACGTGCTGCACGAAGCGAGGCACACGACGGCGACGCTTCTCCTCGCGGCGCACGTGGACCCGGAGGTGATCAAAGCGATTCTCGGGCACTCCTCGATCGTGACGACGGCGGGCTATCAGCACGTGGACGTCGGCATGGCCCGGTCCGCGCTTGACGGGCTCGCGTCCCGGCTCGGACTCGAATAGAAAAGAACCCCCTCCCGATATGGGAGGGGGCTTTTTCTACTTGAGCGAGTTCACGCATTGCCTCGCCCATTGTCTACCGCCAGGGTAGACTTCCATGCGGACACCCGGCGGGAAAAACCGGGACGATTTGATCTTGGTCGCGTGGACGCCCGCCGCGAGGTCGTCGACGTCGATGTGGAGCTCCTGGTCGCCGCGCCGCCAGATGTGCGGCGCGAGGTCCGCGTCGACGTCGATCCCCTGCCGGTCGATTTCCGACTCAATGAATTCGACGAGCGACTTGTATGGCGCGTAATCGTCGCGCCAGCCGTTCAGGTAGGCGGCGGCCTCGTCGACGCGCTCCTCGTCGGTTTTCGACGACGGCTTCCCGTCGCCGAACTCCCACACAAGCTTGTCCGCGCCGTCGTCCCAGATGTTGACGTACCGGGACGCGACCCAGACTTGGTAGAGCCCAACATGCTCGGCGATTTGCGCCCCGTGCACGGCGTCGCGAATCTCGTCGGCAACCCATAAGGTTTCCATTTCAGTTTTCCTTTCTTGTCTGTGTGGGGGACCGTCCCCCTCTCTGACGTCTATAGTCTAGCAGTGTGGGCTTCATCCCCCAACTCCAAACGTGTGAACTACTGCACAGCTTTAGGCTTGACGCGGTGCTTGCAAACCCATAGACTAGAGATGTCAACACGGAGGGACAAGCCCTCCACCAAGACCGAAAGGAAAATCAAAATGACCACCCTCGAATTCGCCGAAAAAGACATCTACCGCATCGTCCCCGAAGACGACCCACGCTACGCGGCGATCGGTGCCGAGTTTGAGCGCCGCTGGGCGTCAAGCGGGCGTAAATGGGAAGAACAGCAAGAAGGACTCAAGAGCCTGCTCGCCATCATCGCCGAGGAAGAGAATCTGAAAACCCAAGGCCCGCAGCGAGCCCTGGAAATCCTTCGAGACACGCTCCCGAACGCCACCGCCTACGTCGTGCTCGGATCGGAGCACTTCTATAACCGGCTGTACATCTGCTACGCCGGATATGAGCTCAGAACCCACACGGACCTTCTCGACGACCCCGCCGAGCTTCGGCGTCTCGGACGCTGGTTGCACGAGATAGTCCACACCGATGGACTGCCGTCCCCCGCAAGCCAGTGGCTCGCCGACTATGATTCAGGAGAAACTCACAATCTCGTCTGGGACCCCTACGGCGAGATGATTGGACACATCCCGCCGAAGGTCGCCGTGGACGACGTGCTCAAAGCTCTTCCGGGCACGTGGTGCCCGGAGATCGGCAGTCTCGTTGCTTCCGCTCAGCTCTGGGGGAGGCCTCGTGAAGTTCTCCTCGCTTTCGCGAAGTACTACAGGGGAGGCGTTGCACTAGCCGATTAACATCCATCCAACGCCCGTGGTTGGCGTACCGGGGATCGTTCCCCCGGCACGGGCCTGACGCCCCGACAAGCGGGACGACAACGAAAGGAAAACTGAAATGGAAGCCCGCCCCCAAACCCCAGCGTGGAACACGACGAACCCGTGCTGGGCGCTCGGCGCGATCACCGCCGCCGAGCTTGCCTATACCGCCCAGAAAGTCTGCGAGAAGAACTGCTACGGACTCCGCGCTGAGGTCGCGGAAGCTATCAACGGCGAGCCGGATTTCTACGAGAAAGAAAACTTTTACGGAGTCCCCGAGCTCCGCGTAGAGCCGTACGGACGGTACGGCTCCTGCCTGTGGATCGAAAAGCCCCTGTATGGGGCTATTAGGATCGCCGCCGAGACGGCGACCGTCGACGAGGTCGTCCGCCTCACCGGATACCTAGACTCGCTCCTGCCGGTCGGGCGGGAACGAGATTACCCCGAGGGGAAGGAAGGGCGTCCGCGCGACACCCGCGACCTCGCCGTCCCCTACGAGGACGCCTGCGGGGAGGAGGAAACCCATATCCTCCTCTACCGAGGCAAGGCAGGGGAAGCGAAAGAGTGCCTAGGGCACCTCCCCTCGGCAGGGACTTATGAGGAGAGAATAGCCGCCGCACGGGCGGCGTGGGACTTCGAGCACGAATAGACAAAAAGACAAGGCCCCCGCCTCACGGCGGGGGCAGAAAGGAAAACACCATGAGCTACGTCGAGAATGACGCCCAGCTGGGCATCGCTGTTCTAGGCATGATGATTGAGGTGGAGGGCATCGAGCCTTCCCTGACCAACCTTCCCCGAGTCCCGAAGAATTTGATCGCGCAGGCCGAGCGGTTGTGCGATACGAAGATGACGCCCGCGCGGGTCGCGCAGGCGCTCATGCTCGCCAAGCGCCTCGGCGACGACGACCCGGAGGGTGACAAGATCCGGGAGGACGTCACCAGGTACAGCGACAAAAAGTTCAAGCAGAATCGCCTGGACAACTATTGGGCGCTTCAGATAGGCGCTCTTTAGGGGAATTTTGAAGCCCGCTCCTCGTGCGTGTGAGGGGCGGGCTTCTTTGTGCCCGAAGTGCGTGTTTCGGGCGGTTCAGGGTTGTTTTTTGGGGTTTTCGCGGCGTAGAGGTGTAGGGAAGGCTGGTTTACGCGGTTCTCCACTCGGCGAGCTTGAGGACGTCGACGGGCGCGAGGTCGAGGGCTTTGCAGACGGATTGGAACTCGCCGACGGTCGCTGGCGACTCGAGGGAAAGGATGCGGCGGATTCGCCCGTGCGAGATCCCCGCGTAGTCGGCAAGGGCGCGCACGCTCATGCTGACGGCGCTCATGCGCCGCGTAAATTGACTGATTATATCCTCCTCTATGGGGGAGGTTTCTAGCCGCTTCGTTCCCATACCCTCAGTGAATCATATCTGAGTCGGATGCACAATGGGTTGCGTTACCCATATCAGATCTGATACACTTCTTCGCACACGGCGTGCTCAATTGAGCACACCACTCACCACAAGAAAGGAGGCTCAATGAGCATCGCGAGCGAAATCCGTGCCGAAATGGCCCGGAAAAAGCTCACAGTCGCCGAGCTGGCGGACGGCGCGGGCATCTCCCGCGCGTCCCTCAGCCGCAAGCTCCACGAGCACACCGAACTCACTCTCGCCGAGCTTGTGCGGATCGCGTACATCCTCGGCACCACCGCATCGGATCTCATGCGCCGGACCGAGATTGGGGAAGCCGCATGAGAGCCAGGGAAGAAGCCGCCGCCTACGCTGGCCGCGCCTGGCTCGAAATGAGCAGGAGTGACCGCCGCCGGGCCGTGAGGCTCATGCGCCGGATCCGCGCCAACAAAGCGGCACGGCAGCTCAGGCCCGGTTGCAAGGGACCGTCGACGTTCCTGCAATCCGCTCACTGGCGGCTCCTGGTCAAGTTCTTCGACCTCATTGAAAAGAACGAGCGGCGACTCTATACGTCCCGGGAAGCTCGGGAAACCGCCGAAAAATGCGCGTACATCTACCACACGCAAGCCAACAAGAAAGGAAAACCGGAATGAAATACAGAGACAAGGCCGCCAGCGTCGCTGGCACCGTGTGGGACGAGCTGACGCCTGAAGAGCGGCGTCAAGCCATCCGGCTCACACGGCGCGCCGCGCACGCTAAGAAGGCGGGGAAGCTTGCCCTCAAACTTGGGGCGAGCAAGCGGGCCGTAAAAGCCGGTCTGCGCGGCGTTTCCGCGCTGATCGACCGGCAGAAGATCTACCTTGCTGCCGCAAAGCGGGTAAAAGTCCGCGCTACGGCAGAGCTCGCCATCCTGCTCTTCCTGGAGGCTAAAAGACTCCGTGAGGAAGGGGAGCAGGATGCGTGAGACGCCGGACGAGAAGCTGCGGTTGGCGGAGAACCGCCGCCGTATGCGGCAAATTGACGCCCAAATGGACGTCGTTCGCGCGAAGATCGCGCCGGACCTCGCCGAGCTGGACCGGCTCACCAACGTGAAGGGAGAGCTCGTCCGGGAGAACGCGCGCATCCAGTGCGCGGCCGCCGCCAGGATCGCACGCCGTATCAACGAGCGTGCACTCGCGGCTAAAAACAACGCCCCCGCCGCCGGGGATGGCGACGAGGGCAGAAAGGAAAACGAAAATGGGAACTGAAGTGACCCGTTTTCAATATGAGGGTACCACAGTCCGTACCCTCACGGTAGACGGCGAGCCGTGGTTCGTCGCCGCCGACGTCGCCCAGATCCTCGGGTACAGGAAAGCGTCAGACATGGCGCGGATCCTCGAAGAGGACGAAAAGGGGGCGCAAATCGTGCGTACCCTTGGCGGCGATCAGGAGGTCACCGTCATCTCCGAGCCGGGCCTGTATCGGCTGATCGTCCAGCGTCAGGCGGGGTACGTCAGCGACGCTGTGAAGCGGGAGTACGTGCGGCGCTTTCAGCGTTGGGTGACGCACGACGTGTTGCCGCAGATTCGGCGGACGGGCGGCTACCAGTCCACGCCGGAGCTTTCCGGGCCGGAGCTCATGGCGAAAGCCTTGCTGGAAGCGCAGGCTACACTCGAATCCCGCGCCGAGCAGATCGCCGCCCTTGAGCAGAAGGCGGAGTACGTCGACTGTTTCGTCGTCTCCGACGACCTCCGCACCGTGCGGAACGTCGCGAAGTCCCTCGGGATCCGCGAATCAATCCTCCGCCAGGCTCTCCTAGAGCATGGCTGGATCTACGTTGAAAAGCGGACGTACGGCCCGAACGAGGACGGGATCTACCGGCTCCGCCGCCGCTACTCGGCGTACGCGGACAAGACCAACTATTTTGTCCCGATCCCGGCGCATGAGGCCCCGAAATTCGGCGACGAGGTAGACCACACGCTGAAGGTCACCCCTGCCGGGGCGGCGGCTATCGCCCGCGCTGCCCGCCGCTGGGGCCTGATCGACGACGACGCGGAGATCGAGGGGGAGGCGGCCTGATGCGCCCCGACGACGCCCTCATGTACCTACTCGCTCACGTCACTAGCGAGCTCCAAATGGCTCTCCTCCACACGGGAGACCACAAAAAAGCAGACCCAATCTTGTGGGCGCTGATCCGCGACGTCGAAGAAGTGATTCTCGAACGCCTCGAAGCCGCCTACGGGAAAGGATTCGACCCGAGCGTGTACCTCGACGGCACACAGGTGTGGGTCACCGCGAAGTCCGGGAAGCTCAACCGGGCCGTGAATCGGATCCGCAAACCTGGGGACCCGCAGGGGATCTCCGACGCCGAGAAGGCGTGGCTCGAAGGAAAGGACCTCGAAGGAAAATGACCACGCAACCTGCCGCGCCGCTTCTCATGACGGTAGCGGAATTCGCGAAACTCCACGGGCTCAGCGAGTCGACGGTGCGCAAGTGCATCGCCGGGGACTCCGAGTCCTACCCTCCACTCTCGGCCAAGCGCGCCGGGAACGGACGCATCTACATCACAACCGAGCAGGCCGCCGAATGGCGAGCCAGCTTCCAAGACGCATAAGGAAAACGAAAATGAGCAAGTACATCATCACCTTCGGGCCGGACCACGCCGCCTACTTCGGCTTCCCGGACTACCGGTCCTACGCCGTAATCGTCGCCTACAACGCAGAGGAGGCGCGGAAGACTGCTTTCGCGACCTACGGGGACCGCTGGTGCAACCTGCACCCAGCGAACAAGGTCGATCTTTCCCGCTTCCCCGGCGGGCAGGTTTCCATCCTCGAGACCGTCGAGGAGGCGTGACCGTGGAGCGATTCAGGATTGCTTTCGAGCCGCCGACGGCGCGGATGCCGTACACGGTCTCACCGGACGGTTGGGTCGAGATATGGGCTTCCTCGGAGGCTCACGCCCGGAAGATCGCCGAGAAGTGGTTCGGGCCTGAGGGCTACTGGCACCTGCTCGGACCGGACGCCGACGAGGCTACACACCCGCTGGGCCGCGTCGGCTCCGCGTCGACGTCGATGCTCTTGTGGGACGCCGCCGAGCGCGGAAGGCAGGTCGCCGCATGAAAATCATCCTCTACCCCCTCGCCGGAGTGGCGGCGGCGACGTCGTTCGCCGTGCTGATCACCGCAGCCGCCGAGCAGGGCGGGCTGCTCGGGCTCGCCCTCGCGGCCGCATCAGTACTCACCCCCATCGTCATCGGCGGCGCGACAGCCGCCATCATCGGAAAGGAAAACTGAAAATGATTACAGCCGTGCAGACAACGGCTGACGGGAAGGTTGCGTTCCGGTTCGGAGCCGACGTTTTCCCGGTCACCAAGCGTGAGGCGGTGCGGCTCGCCGTCTCGGTCCTCTCCGCCGTTGGCGGCGTCCCCGAAGCCGAAAACGACTCCCCCGACGGGATCCTGCTCACGTGGCTTCCCGGCTGCTATCAGCAGATCGGCTGGCGCGACGCCGAGGAGCTGTACCACCAGATCGGCGACGCGATCTGGGACGACCAAGGCGACGCTGCATGACCGGCGATATTTTCAAAATGTATTTCCCGATCGAGGACGAGATGCGGGAGTCCGCCGACCTGATCCGCGAGGGGAAGCGCCGCGCGAAAGCCGACGCCAAAAGCCGTGGGCTCTCCCCCATCTCTGCTGTGGCGAAAGCGTTCATTAATCATGCCAAACGTTGGGTGGAGGTGACCATCCCGTGCAGGATCTCCGCACCTGACCTGTACGGAAAGGTGCTTAACGAAAAGCTCGAAAACGAAAAGGAGGGGTCTTCGTGACCAAGCATGCGCTGAGCGGCGTAGAAGGCGTCGTCGAAAACATGCCCGACCGCGTGTACCACGCGGACAAGACCACGCTCTCCTCCTCGGGGGCGAGGTCGATCCTCAAATCCCCGGCGCTCTTCCGTCACCAGCAGGACAATCCGGGTGTCTACAATCCGGTGTTCAACCTTGGGCACGCTGCGCACACGGCGATCCTTTCCGCTGGGGCGGATGTCCAACGGCTGGAATGGGATTCGTACCGGTCGAAGGATGCGCGTGCGGAGCGTGACGCCCTCCTCGATGCGGGGATTACCCCCCTGCTGCCGAAGGAATGGGAACAGGTCACCGACATGCATCTCGCGTGCCTTGACCATCCCGTGGTCGGCCCGCTGATCACGCGCACCGACCTCGTTCGGGAAGCAAGCCTGTTCTGGCAGGACGCCGCCACCGGCGTCCCCTGCCGGGCGCGCCCAGACCTCGCCACGGCGGACTGGTCACTCCTGATCGACTACAAAACGACCGTGGACGCCAGCCCCGCCGGATTCGCGAAGTCGCTCGGGAATTTTTGGTACCACTGCCAGCAGGCTTGGTACATGGACGCGGTGAAGCATTTCACCGGGAGGGACCCGGCCTTCGTTTTCATCGCGCAGGAAAAGACTCCCCCCTATCTCGTCGGCGTCTACGTCGTGGACCAGACCGCGATCGAGCTCGCCGACGCAATGAACCGCAAAGCACGCCTCACCTGGAGGCGCTGCACCGAGACCGACGACTGGCCCGGCTACACGCCGGAGCCGACCGTCGTCCCCCTACCCGCCTGGTCAGAAAAGACCCTCACCGAGGAATACATCGACAATGAATAACCCCATCGTCCCGTCCGTCTCCGTCTCGCCGGTCGCCCGCGCCACCTCGCAGGCCACCACGATCGAGCAGACCCGCGCGATCGCCGACGTCCAAGCCGCCGCGCAGATGGCCCGCGCCTTCCCCCGCGACGAAGCCGCCGCACTCGCCCGAGCCCTCGAAGAATGCTCGAAAATCGAGCTCGCCGACAAGGCATTCTTCAACATCAAGCGGAAAGGCGGCGCAGTCACCGGCCCGACCGTCCACCTCGCCAAGCAACTCGCCCGCGCCTGGGGAAACATAACCTTCGGCCTGAAAGAGCTGCGCCGCGACGCCGGGCAATCGGAGATGATCGCCTTCGCCTGGGACCTCCAAGACAACATCCGCTCAGAGGCCACATTCATCGTGGAACACCGCCGCCCCGGCGACAAAGCCGAGACGCTGAAGTCGACGACGGCGATTCAAGAGAACAATACGAGCATGGGGGCACGCCGCCTCCGCGAGATGATCTTCGACGTCCTCCCCAAGTCTTTCACCGAGCAGGCCATGGCGAAATGCCACGAGACGCAACAGAAAGGCGGCAGCGAGAAGACCGTCGCCGAGCGCCGCGCCGGGATGGTCGCCGCTTTCGAAGAGCTCGGCGTGTCGAAAAAGCGGCTCGAAGACAAGATCGGCGCGCCGTCCTCCGAGTGGACACAGAAGGATATCGCCGATATGGCGATCGTCTACAACTCGATAAGGGAAGGCGAGGTCCGCGTCGACGAAGCCTTTCCCCGCACCCCGACCGTGACCGCCGCCGACCTCACCGGCGTCAACCCCAAAACCGGGGAGGTGACCGGCAAATGACCACCCTCCTCGACCTCATCCCGCCCGTCGAAGACTGGCAGGAAGGCGCACTCTGCCGTCAAATCGGCACCTACCTCTTCTTCCCAGAGAAGGGCAAGTCAGCCACACCCGCACGGCGGGTCTGCGCCGAATGCCCCGTGTTCGACGAATGTCGTAAATACACGGACCGTATCGAGTCCAATATCCCGGACGTGCATTTCATTCAAGGGGTATTCGCGGGGGAGACACCGCAGGAACGCCTCGCCCGTCGCTGCGCCGAAATAGAGGAGCTAGCCGCATGAAACCCTACTACGAGGAAGAGCTCGCAGCCGTCTACCACGGCGACTGCATCGACGTCATGCGGGAGCTCCCAGACGGCAGCGTCGACGCCGTGGTGACCGATCCGCCCTACGGGATCCGTTTCATGGGCGAATCCTGGGACGGCGCGGACATCGTGAAGCGCCAGGAGCGCGGGAAGGCGACCTCGCCGATGCCTGAGGGCGTCGGCGGCCCCAACGGGGGCTACCGTTCCCTCGCCGCCGAAGCCGGACGCTACAACCGGTCCTTGAAAGCGTCTTTGGCGTTCATGGACTGGTGCCGGGAATGGGCGTCCGAGTGCTTGCGCGTGCTCAAGCCGGGCGGACACTTGCTTGCCTTCGGCTCGCCCCGCTGCTACCACCAGCTCGGCATGGGGATTGAGCTCGCGGGCTTCGAGGTGAGGGATACGATCGCCTGGCTTTTCGGGCAGGGCTTCCCGAAGAGCCTCGACGTGGGTAAAGCGATCGACAAGCGCCTTGGCGCTACTCGTGAAAAGGTCGGTGAGCGGATAGTCCCGGATGCTACGAAATCGCGTCTGATGTTCGCTGGCATGACATCCGACGGTGAGGGGACACCGACGCGCACCATTGACGTGACGGCGGATGCCACGCCCGCGCCTCGGGCGTGGCATGGCTGGGGGACGGCGCTCAAGCCTGCTTTCGAGCCGTGCGTGGTCGCACGCAAGCCGCTGTCGGGATCGGTAGCGGATAACGTGCTCACGCACGGGACCGGCGCGCTCAACATCGACGCTACACGCGTAGCAATGTCCGACGCCGACGCCGCAGCAATCGACGGGATGGGAGGATTCGGCAAGCACAAAGTCGAAGCCGCCGTGTACGGAGAATACGGGCACACCGACTCGCACGCACACCCGGACGGCAGGTGGCCTACGAACGTCGCCCTCGACATCGCGGCCGCAGACGAGCTCGACGCGCAAACCGGCGACCTCTCCGACGCAAAACCCCACACGCTCCGCCGCAGGGGCATCGGTTACGGATCCGGCTCCACCGGCGGCGACGTCGAACTTGGCTACGAAGACTCTGGCGGCGCAAGCCGATTTTTCCCGGCGTTCCGGTACGAGGCGAAAGCATCCAGCGTCGAGCGCCCGAAGGTCGGCGGGGTGCAGCACCCGACCGTGAAACCACTGGATCTCATGCGCTGGCTCGTCCGCCTCGTCGCCCCGCAAGGCGCAACCATCCTCGAACCCTTCGCTGGATCCGGTACCACCATCGAAGCGTGCATCGCCGAAGGCATGCGCTGCATCGCAATCGAACGCGAGGAGCAATACCTCCCGCTCATACTCAACCGCATCTCAAAACCGATCGACGTCCCCCTGCCGCTCGGCATCTGAAAGGAAAACAGGAAATGAACGACTGCACCAAATTGATCCATTCGCTAGCCGATGCTTGCGAAACAAATGGTTGGGCGGAAGAGATCTTCGCATTCGGGGAGGGTCTTTCTTACGTCAGTATCAAAAAAGACGAAAAGAAAGTAGTCCTTGCTGGAAGCAACGGAGTTCGCGGACTTGTTTTCGCGAACGAGATACCCGTTTTACCAGAAGAAATCTTGCCAGCATGTTTGTCTGGCGAGTTCACGTTTGAAGAATCCGCACCAGAAACGATGGAAAACATTCATCCGATGGAAGCGATTCAAACTTGGGCATCCGCAAAAGGAGAAGCGAAGTGAAACTCTACCTATCCGGCCCCATGACCGGGCTACCCGACCACAACCGGAAAGCATTCAACCAAAGAGAAGGAATGCTCAAACGGCGCGGATATGACGTCGTGAACCCCGCACGCACCGACCTCGGACCCAACGCAACCTGGCTAGACTACATGAGGGTAGCAATGCGGCAAATCTCAGAAGCCAACGGCATCGCACAGCTCGGAGACTGGCAAACGTCTCCCGGCGCTCTCCTAGAAGCGTCTTGGGCCGCATCCCTCGGAATGCCAATCGCAACCGTGCCCGAGTGGATAGCAGACTACGAGATTAAGCCTCCCGCCCCCTGCCCGAACTGCGGGTACGACCAACACTCACCGCACAACCCGTCCCCCTCATACGTGCGTTGCGGGAAATGCGGCAAAAGCGCTCCCTACACGGCAATGTGCGGCAAATTGGGATCCATTCGATGCCCCAAGTGCCACAGGGACGAAAAAGAGGCCGAGAAATGAGCTACACGATCGGATCCCTCTTCACAGGCTACGGCGGACTCGACATCGGAGTAGCAGAAGCCCTCAACGAGGAATCAAAAGTCCTCTGGTACTCCGACGTCGCCCCCGGCCCGAGAAAAGTCCTACCAGTCAGGGAACCAGACGCTCCCAACCTCGGCGACATCACCCAAATCAACTGGTGCGAAATCGAACCCGTCGACGTCCTCGTCGGCGGCTCCCCCTGCCAAGACCTTTCCCTAGCAGGGCGCCGCGCCGGCATGCACCCCGGAACCAGGTCCGGCCTGTGGGAATCAATGCTCGGCGCAATAAACATCCTACGTCCACATCTAATTGTTTGGGAGAACGTCTATGGGGCGCTATCGGCGTCGGCTTTTAGCCTTCTGGAATCCAGCGAGGGACATTTGGGAGTCCACGGCTGTGGACCTGCTATCCGGGCTCTCGGACGTGTACTCGGAGATCTTGCCTCCTATGGGTACGATGCGTGGTGGACGATTGTACGCGCTAGCGACGTCGGAGCCCCACACAGGAGAGCAAGGCTCTTCCTTGCTGCTTCTGACGCCGACCGCGAACCTTGGCATCAACGGTGGCAGCCAATGCCCTCAAAAACGTCGTGCGGGAGGACACTCACCGAATCTAGCGGACGTAGTGGAAAAGAGTTAAGGCTCCTGCCGACGCCGACGTCCTCACAGATGGACGGACGCAAATCGCCCGGGTTCTCTGGAAGCGGTTCCTTCTATGACATTGTGCATGGCGGCAGGCCTGGGATTATCCCGTACATTCGCGGGATTGTGCGTTGGGAGAAAGCGTTTCGTGAAGCGCCGTATCTCACCGACGACAACGGCCGGCTTTCCACGAGCTTCGTCGAGTGGATGATGGGCCTCCCCGAAGGATGGGTGACCGCCCCGGAACTCGGACTATCCCGCCGCGAACAGCTCCAAATCTTGGGCAACGGCGTAGTCCCACAGCAAGCAACCTACGCTATCCGCGTCCTCGCCGAAATCGCGGAAGAAGTTAAGGAAGGTGAATAATGCGTACCTCTGTCTTGATTCGGAAGCGTAAGTTGCCGCCTATTAAGTTCGAGCTGCAATCCTACGACCCAATGCTGCCGCCCGAATGTCTGTATGTGGAAGACCCATACACGGGCGAATTCGTGGATTCCCGATGGGTATCTACCAGGATGATCGTGTGCGCGTTCTGCGGGCGAAGATTCTACCTCGGGTACGACAAACCAGGCGGGAAAACCAGGTACAACTGCCCCAATTGCGACGCCGTTTTCATCCCGCTTGCACACCGCTTTGTGCGCAAACGCCCGCTCGAAAACAAGAAAGGAGTCCCGCGCCATGTCTCGAAATCGTCAGTCCGCTAAGAAGGCGGGCTCCAGCTTCGAACGTCTTGTCGCGGATTATCTACGTGACGCCCTAGGGGACGACCGGATCGACCGGCGTCCCCGCCACGGGGCGAAAGACCGTGGCGACATCGGAGGCGCTCAGCACATGGGCGGACGCCTTGTCTTCGAATGCAAGAACACGTCCCGGATCGAGCTCTCCCGCTGGCTCGCCGAAGCTGAGACCGAGCGTGGGAACGACGACGCCCTGGCAGGGATCGTCGTGCACAAACGACGCGGCAAAACCGCGCCGCAAGAACAATACGTGACCATGCGGCTAGGCGATCTAGCCGCCCTACTCACAGGAGGCAGAGACCATGCCTAAATGCGACTACTGCGGAATCAAGGGCGACGCGTGCGTGGAGGACGCCGACGGAACGTTCTGCATCTACTGCCGTACCCTCGCCCTAGAAATGCGCGGATACAACGTCCCCATGCCAGACATCGAGGATATGCAGCGATACGCGGAGAACTGGCAAGGCGAACCGAACTATTCGGGGATCCGCTGCGCCGCATTCCTCCGCCGCCGGGAAAACACGGGGAGGAGCTGACCATGCCCATCAACGTAATCACCTCGCACGGCTGGCTCGGGAACCTCGAGCGCGACACCGTAGCCCGGGAGTGCGGTTTCTGCGGCGAGGAAATCCCTCCCCGCGCGTGGATGACCGTCTCCCGCCGCCAGCCCGACGACGGGCAATACAGGAAACCGCTGCGGGTGTGCATCGCATGCTCGGACGTGATCGCCTGGGCAGGCGAAGCCGGATGGGAGGAAGACGGAATCGTCGACCCGGAGATCGCCGACGGCTGGGCGCACTCCGTGCTCACACACCCCGTCACGCACCAGCACTATCGCTCGCAATCGGCGGCCCACGCATACAAGGAGCGCCGCGCCGAGAAAGCCGACAAAGAATGGAAGGCCAACCATGACGATTCTTGATTCTTGGCGACGCAAGTCGAGAGGGAAGGTACGGTGCTCGCTCTGCGGGACTACCATTTCGAAAGGAGTGGAATACCTCGTCCAAAAGACCGTCGACGCCGGAACCCTCTGGGAGGACAAAACCTGCCCGGAATGCGAGGAGGCCCTCGCCCTCTACTGGCGTCGCAACCAGGACTATTACTTCTCCTGGGACGACTTCGAGAACGCGCACGTAGAGGAGGACTTCTACGACGCTCTTCAGCACCCGTCGCCGGATCTCACGGTCCGGGACGCTCGGATCATGTGCGCCTACCTCGCACGCATCGGAACGGAGGAATATCGATGAGCAGGCCGTACGCGAAGATCGACGTGCTGTGGGCTCAGTCTCCGAAATGGTTCGCCGTGGACGCCTACCTGAGAGAAGCTTTCCAGTCCGCCATGCCCGGCGCGACCAAAGCCGAAATGCAAACAGCAATGCAACTTGCATTGCAGAATGCAATGCATCTGCATTTGGTGAGCATCCTCTACAGCGCCCAAAACATGACCGACGGCACATTCCTGGTCGCGGCAGTCAAAGGCATAGGAAGGTGTGTATACGAGGAATCCGTAGACGCACTATTCCATAGCGGACTCTGGGAAAACCTTCCCGGCGGACTGGCGCAAGTACACGACTATCTCGACTATCAGACATCCGCGAAAGCCCGGAAAGAAGCCTCCGAACGAGGCAGAAAAAAGGCTGAAAACAGATGGTCTCAAAAAAACTCCGATGCAGACTGCAATGCAGACAGCAATGCAAACTGCAATGGTAAGAATAAGAATAAGAATATATATGTAGTAGATACTGACGTATCTACTACGTTAAACGTTCAAGATTCGCCTTCGGAGCCGAAACAAGCCGAGACACCCACACCCACACCCGATCCCGAACCACGCCCCGACGTCGACGCCGTGATCGACGCCTTCCAGGCATCCCTCACCGCCCGAGGCGTCAAACGCGGACGCGTCACCAAGACCTGGCGGGAAGCCGCGAGGCTCATGCTCGACCGCGACGGACGCACCCTCCCCGAGATCCAAGCCCTCTGCGAATGGCTCTCCGAGGACGACTTCTGGCGCAAAAACGTGCTCGCCCTGCCCAAGCTGCGCCAGCGCTACGACCAGCTCCGCCTCGCCATGGAAGCCCCCCGGCGTCGCCGCCCCGATGACCTCATGACCCGAGGGCAACGGGCCGCAATGGAGGATTTTCGGCGTCACATCGCCGAAGAGACCGCCGCCGCACGCCCAGCGCTGGCGACGTCGCCGGAGCAGCTGCTCGCCCTGCCTGACACCAGGAGGCCCGCGTGAGCATCCTCGATCGGACGCTAGCCCAAGCCGTCAAGCTCGGGCTAGACCCGCACGCCCCGATCACCGCCGCCGGAATGGACTTCCTGCTCCACAAAGCCGAAAACCTCGGGCTGCTCGCCTACAAAGCCGGGATGGGCGAGGACTGGCTGGACTCGCTGCGCCTGTGGGCGCACGAGCACCGGGAGGCCCCGTGGCCTTTCCAGGCAGTCGCGGCCGCCGTCCTCCAGCTCAGCGTCGACGCCGAGCAAGGATTCATCCGGCCCCGGCAGCTGTGGACCGCCGTCGCCGCCTGGCAGCGCCGCAACCTCAAGCAGGCTCTCAAAGGCTCCCACGGCCCCGAGATCCCGCCCGAGCTCGCCGGGAACGTCAGGGCCGAGCTCGCCTACCGGCAAGCCTGGACCCGCGCCGCCGCCACCACCGGCAGCCGCGACCAAGCCACCACCACCGCACGCAAAACCGCCGGGCTCCCAGCAGCCGCCCCCCAGCTTCAAACCGCACCGGCCCCCGCCGGAATCACCACCCGCCTAGCCCAGCTAGGCACCAACCTCACGAAGGAGAACACCAAATGACCGCGACCGTCACCGTCACCGGCAACGTCGGGCAAGATCCCGAAATCCGGTACACGCAGACCGGCAAAGCCGTGTGCACGCTCAGCGTCGCCGCAACGCCCCGCAAGCAAACCCCAGCCGGGGAATGGGACGACGACGGCGAGCCCCTGTGGATCCGAGCCGACTTCTGGGAGCGCGACGCCGAGACCGTCGCCGACGCCGTGCGCCGAGGCGACCGGATCACCCTCGCCGGAACCCTCGCCCTCGACGCCTGGCAGGGAACCGACGGGCAACGCAGGGAAACCCTTACCCTCCGCCGAGCCAAGTTCCTCGGCATCGTCCCCCGCCCCGGAAACGCCCCTCAGGCTTCACAGGAGCCGTTCTCAGCCACGAACAGGGCCGGAGGGTACCCCCGTGCCAACAGCGCCGGGAACGCCCCTCAGAACGCCACACAGGCGCTGCCCGGCGAATGGGGACAACCCAGCCCCCGAGGCTACGGCCAATCCCGGGCCCCGTTCTAAGCGTCAGACGTTGCTCGCAAAACAAAACTTTTCCCGACCAAGCTAGGAGACCAGAATGACCACATCCACCTCGAAACCCACAGCTGAGCAAAACGAAGAGGCCCGTAGCGTGGACGTGAGCGGCGACGAGTACACCGCAAGCGGCTCCTACGGGCGCGAGACCGTGATCACCACCAGCGACGGCGACGAACTCGTCACCATCGAAACCTGGCAGCGCGGCTACCTCGGCAAACTCCGCCGCGACCACCGCTTCACCGAAAAACCCGGCGGAACCGACGCCCACGGCATCTTCACCATCCCCCGCAACCGATGGACCCCGACCAGCGGCGCGAAACGCTCCGTCAAACTCACCGAGGAGCAAAAAGCCCGGGTGGCAGAGCGACTGAAATCCGCACGAGCCAAACTCCCCACCTCCACCACCGACAACTAATCCAACACGAAAGGAAAACTACAATGGAATACGCGACCCCCATTCCTTCCAGCCCGAGAGGAGCCGTGAAATGAAACTCGCGAACATCACACTCGCGAACGGCGACGTCGCCACACCACTACCCGAGGGCCGGTGCATCGCCTGCGATACCCGCAATTGCGTCACCGTCGACAAAATCATCTCCGACTTCCCCGACGCCGCCGTATCCGGGCACGGCGCAATCCCAGCCCACAAGGAGACATTCATCCGCTGCCTCGACTGCGGCGAGGAAGAGCCCCTCCGACTCCACCTGAAAGGACCCGAGAAGTGAAGATCTCCGAGCTTATAAAAGCCCTCCAAGCACTGAAACGTAAGCACGGCGACCAAACCGTCTACTACATAACCCACGACCAAGGAGGCGTAGTGCTAGAGGAAGTTTGGCCCGCCTCGATCGAAATGATTACCTCCCGCACGCGCATTGCCAAAGGCAAGCAAGGCGTGATCATCGGCGACGCCGGGATGCCCTGCTAACCACTACCAAAACGAAAGAAGGAACCTAGAAATGACCACCAGCAAGCAAGTCAAAGACTGGCTTCAGCTCACAATCGATCGGCGGGCAGGCAGAACCAGCCCACAGAAAGAAGCCGAAGAAGCGTGCGCTCTCCAAGCAATCGACATCGTATCTAGGTACGAGACGCTCACGCATCGGCTGAGTAAAATCTGGACCCCCGACAAGACCCCGCCGACGGTCAGCATTGACCCACTCCTCTACGACGAAGCCCTGATCAAGGTCGCCAAATTGCAACACGATTACCCGCACGAAATGGAGGAAGACCGATGATCACGATCGACGAGGTGCGCGCCGAGCTTCGCCGCGCCGTCGAATACGGGGAGAGCCTACGGGCAATAAGCCCCGAGCACGATCGAGCCCTCGCATGCGCCAGGCGCACCCTAGAGATCGTCGACGAATACGAGCAGCTCGTCCGCCGCCTGCTCGATATCGACCTGCCCGCGACCGGGCCAGGCACCGTCTATGACTTCGTCGACGACGCCGGAACAATCGAAGCGATAGCCGACCTCCAAAGGGACTACCGGTGGAAACCGTAATCCCTCCCATATGGGACTGCCCAGCCTGCACCAAATGTGCAGGCTGCGGACAGTCCGTCACACTCACATGGACCCAATCATGTATGGGACAATTAATCTACCACTATGACTGCTACCAAGCAGCAAAGAAAGGAAAACAACCATGAAATACCAAGCCAACCTCCCAGAAGAACCTGACGGTCCACTATGGGACCAAGACGGAAGAAAATACGTCAAACTAGGCACGGAACGCGCATCCGCCCCTAACGAATGCGGACTATGGGAACTAGCCGCGCCCAAAGGAGAAAAACCCTACTACACCTGGGCAGAACTCCTCGCCCAAGTCGAATACCTCCAAGACAACGCCGAAGCAGTTAAAAACTGGCAGAACGCCAAAACCGGCGGGTTCTATTGGGTAGAAGGAAAAGAAGGCGGATTCCTACGCGACGTGAAAGGCGTCGCCATCGCCACCAAAGCCCAAACCCTCCGCGTCCCCTCCACTCGTGACATCTTCGACGACGGCATACTCGGCGAAGACGACCAAGACAACTTCTACGAAGTAACTCCCGTACTCGCCGTCCCCGCTGACGACCTCATCGAGCTATTCTCCACCGACGAAGAACCGACAATCGACCACCTCCAAGCCAAAATATACGACTGGCTAGAAGACCACCCACAAGTCCACTGGGAGGAACGCTCCAAATGAAACTATCAACCCTCATCGCTTCACTCCAACGTGATCTTGATACGCGCGGAGACGTCGACGTCGCCATCCAAAGCGAAGCCAACCCAAGAAGACTCGTCACCCAGCGCCTAGACGCCGTACCGGTAATCAACAAAAACACCGGAGAGAAACAGCTCATTATCGTATCCGACCCAGAATGGCGGATACCCGACGACGACAAGGGGAAGGAAAGCTAATGGTCGCCTGGCTCATAGGCGGAGCAATAGTCGCCCTCCTACTCGCCGCAGCAACCCACGACGAAACCAACGGGGACGCTACCCCCTTCTTCATCTGGGCATACATCGTCTACGCGTGCGGAGTCGGGATTGTCTTCTGCGACACCCCAGACAAGGATGTAACCCGCGACTGCACCATACACAAGGAAATTCGCGACACCGCCTACTGCGACGGCGTTGTCTACGAGAAAGGAAACAAATGACGGCACAAATACCAAACTTCGATATCGAAGAACCAGACGGCGAAGAAATGAAAGCCTTCGCCGACCGGATAGCAAAACACCGGAACCCAGGTTGCCAGGCCGCATCCTACGTCTTCCTAGTCGATGCCGAATGGCTCGACGCCGACGGCGAATCCTACAACGACCTCGTAGCCGCCAGAGGCGGCTCCGTATACGCATGCGAAGGACTCGCCCACGCCTACCTCCGCACCGCACGCGAGGACGAAGACTAAACAGACCGGCATGATCCATCTCGTACCAGTCGGGGAGGCGCACCTGCACAGCAAACAAGAATGCAGGTGCGCCCCCACCATCACGCAACGCACCAACGATCGAGGCGACTATCCCGTCGCCCACCACCACCACCTGAAAGACCCACACACATGGAAAACCCCACACCAACCCGAGAACTCCTCCAACAAATCACCCAAATGGAACGCGCCCTCCCCGACGCCTTAACCTCAATCCTCGACCTCCACGCCATCCCAATCAACAGCGGAGGAGGAGGGCACGGAGGCGGCAACGACGGGACCCCCGACCCGGTAGGATCCATTGTCCACCAGGCAATTCAAACCCGAGGCATCCTCACCCCGCTAGATGACCTCGCCGACGAATGGGCCGTAACCAAAGGCGAGAAGCCGAAAGGCCCCGCCTCTATCTACCTCGCCTCACGCATCGACTGGGCCGAGAAACAATGGCCCGGCTACGACGTCGCCGAGCAAACCATCCGCGACGTGCATGCCCGCCTCGCCAAGATCACCGGATGGTCCGCCGACGTCGGCGACCGCCACTGCCCATACTGTAACCGCGCCCTGACACGCCAGCCCGACGACGACGGACTACCCGACGTGTGGACCTGCACCCGCTGCGACCGGGCCTGGCTCATCACCACAGAACACGACGGGCTACTGGACACGCAGCGAGCCATGCTCGCAGAACAAGACGCATGGGTCAGCAAAACCGAGGCGGCGCAGATCCTCGACATCACCCCACACCGCATCGCCGTATGGGTCAACAGGGGAAAGATCAAGGTGAAGCAAGGGAAGATCAACCTCAAAGAATGCTCTGCCCTCTTACGAAAAGACGCGCCAGCCGCAGCTTGACTAACAACGTCATAGTGTGAGACACTTTAACCGAACAACTGTACCCGCCAGGCGACCTCCACACCCGGCGGGTACAGTCATACCTAGACTCCGCAGTCGGGGACACACACCACAATCCCATAACCCGGTCCCCGGACTGCGGTACCCACCCACACCCCACACCGGGGCAGAGGGGAGCCACACCACCCCATGAGCATGCGACGCTGCCCAGCAAGCAAATGCCCAAGACTAATCAACAACAGCCAACGCTACTGCACACAACACCAGGCAGAGTACGAGGCACGGCGCGGCACACCCACACAGCGCGGCTACGACGCAAGACACAGAGCGCTAAGAAGACAATGGCAAGCGTGCTTGCAACAGCAAGGCAGCATGACATGCAACGTATGCAAGCAACCAATAACACCACAGCAATCATGGGACCTAGACCACACCGACACTAGGGGCGGGTACCTAGGGCCAGCACACGCCACATGCAACCGCTCAAAAGGCGGAACAAAAGGCGCAAAAACAAAAAATAAAAAATAAAAACAAATAAAACACACACAACAAACAAAAAAACAAACACACACAACACGAAAAAACCCAGGGGGAGGCCCCCAAACCACACCAAGCCACAC